GGCGTTACATATAACCCTGCGACCACGTTCAGCATCCTTGGTGCTGGATACAATAAAAAGGATCCATTCATTGGTCAAGTAGCTGAAGCTATGGTATTTAATGGTGTATTATCTGCAACAGATGTTACAAATTTAACAACCAGAGCAAAAGGTTTATGGATCGCTTGATATAATAATTTAACCATAATACTTACTAATAATAAGTAATATGGTCTATATAGCAGATTGGAGCAGCCCGGTAGCTCGCCAGGTTCAATGCAGGCGCAGAGCGCTAGCAAGGATACCCTGGAGGTCGTTAGTTCAAATCTAGCATCTGCAACCAGTTAATAATGAAAAATCCTAAGGAAGTCGGGGAGAAAACAGAAGCAGCAATTCTGAATCACTTTATCCAAAAAGGTGTCCCAGTTTCAATTCCTTGTGGTAACAATCAGCGCTATGATATGATTATCGAAGTCGATGGTAAGTTACTCAGAGCGCAATGTAAAACTGGTAAATACAGCAAGGGCGTGGTCTCTTTCCCTACGGCAAGTAAAGCTGGTGGCAAAGAAAGAAAAGTTTATACGTGACAGATAGATTGCTTTTTAATGTATTGTGAAGCACTTAATAAAGTCTATAAGATAGATATCAAAGATGCTCCCAACAAGAATGTAATGTCTCTTAGAGTAGATTCTTTAAAGAAATTTGGTCCTAAATCTGTCATTAATTGGGCAAAAGATTATATAGTTTAATTATAGTAACTGGTTGATTCTAGTTAGTATAACCATAGCGGAAGAATGAAACGGTTTCCATAGAAGTCTCATACGCTTCAAACACTGGGTTCAACTCCCACGTTCCGCTCCCAACTTAATGTCTACGAATAGTAGTGGTCCCAAAAACTTTAAAACAATGAAGTTTCCTCCTTCAAGAGGTTCTAATGCAATTTACGCACAATTACCAAAATCTGGACCTGTTAATGTAATTTCAGCATCACAATTATCTCAACAAGACCTTCAATTTAAAGAAATGAAGAAGTTGTTGAATAGTGAGCATTGTCCCCTTTGTAGTGGTCAATTAGAGGGCCCAATTCGTTTTGATGAAACAGAATTATATTGCGTTCATTGTGGGGCCGGAAAATATAAAGCATGTTATAGATATGGACTAAATGTTCCATATAAATCAACTACCACTTATTACACTACAAATTTTGCTTATCAAGTTTATAGTTATTTACTTGATGAAGTTAGTGTAAAATACAAAAATCATATTTATTCATTAGATTTAACATATACTGAAAAAACTAGGAACGCATCTAGAAAAGAAATATCTTCTTGGGAAGGTAATAGATTAATTCTAGATCCTAATTTAGATGAACGCAAAATAATAGAAAAAATTAAACTATATACAGTATTTAGTTAAATTATGAAGAAAAGTACATTACGTAAGTCTAAACCAGAGAATGTTATTCGACTCGCTAATTGGTTAAGACTTCATATAGATGGTATGAGTCATCGTCAAATAATTAAATTAGTTCATTGGCGATTATCTAGAGAAGAAAAAAGACGCCGTGGTTTAATTATGTCATGGGTATAAACAATAAAATTATCTCCTTGGAGAATGAATAATGGCAACTAAAAATCTAGCCAAAACGGCTATTGAAGGTGGAAGAACGAGATCTAATAAATTGGATCGCCGTTACTCTCATCAAGAGACTCGTGCAGCTCAAAGAGAGTTTCTTAGCAACGTAAAGCAAGATATCGAAAACTATTATGACTATGACATTAAAAAAACTCGTCATGTTCATAAACAATTTAATGATAAACTTCAGCCTATGTACCGTTGGTTAGCTAGCCAATGCGGCAGACCTTGGAATGAAGTTCGTAGTGAGGTATCTAAGAAATTTGATGATCGCACTACTGCTGGTCATCATATTCTTCATGACCATTTGCTTTCGTCCGTAGAAGAAGTTCCTAATCTTGATTACTATAGTTTGGTCTATTCTTATAGGCCCGTAGATTGGACTACATCTTATCGTCGTTATGACTTTTATGTAGATGATGGTGGTATTCTTAGAGAAAAAACTGTTGTAAAATACGATAAGACTCGCGCCTCGATTCCTTCATATGATACAAAGCAAATTGCTAATTGGTTATCTGGACGTGTTGTTGGGAAGGTTGGTTCCAAATTATTTTGGTTCATTCCTGCTGATAAAAATAAAAAAAGAGGTGGTGTTGATCGTACTTGGAGAGCCGATTGGGTCACCAGCAAGTATCATTACGCAAATGCACTTCGTTTTCTTCTTCTTGTGGAACAAGCTGTTTACAAGACGGATCCATTAACTGGATTCAAACTCAAAGATGAATTTGGTAATCCAATTGTTATTGGATATGAAAAGATGTGGACAGTTGCTCATCCATCATCTTTTCGTCAAGGAAGCAGGCTTTCTAATAAAGAGGCTGCTTATTTCAATAAGCTTCCAGAATATTATCAACAAAGAGTATTAGAGCTATCTCCTAGTCATCCTAATCCTATTAAACCATTTCGTGGTTATTATTAAGTAATATTTTTGCGTATATTCCGTCATATAAATGATGGAATCCTTTAAAGTTCATGGACCTTACAAAAGAAAAGACGGCAGACAAATCGTTATTGTTATAGAAAATAACGGTAAACGTCGCACTGTTTCTTATCCAAAATGGTTAATGGAGCTTCAATTAGGCCGCAGATTAGATCCTGATACTGAAACAGTAGATCACATAGATTCTAATTTTGATAATAATAATTTAGATAATCTTAGATTGGTTCCAAGAAGTGAGCACTCTGCGGACGATACTCGCAGGGTTAAGCCAGTAGAATTTACATGTGCTTGGTGTGATAAGCTTTTTGAGCGTAGCCCTAGATTAGTTAGAGATAAAGCCAGAAAAAATAAAGCTGGCCCTTTCTGCTCTAGAACTTGTGCAGGCAAATATAGCAGAATGTTACAGCTTAAATTAGTTGAGAAGATGGATGCTCAACCAGTTGTAGATTCTGAATATTATAAAAGAAAGTATGTTAAGGCTTTTGCTCCTATACTTTCCTCTGATTTATTTATTGATTATCTGTGTGATATTTACGAAGACTAATTTTTTAAATTACCGGGTTCTTGACATTTCATTTTACAGTGGTTAAGTTTACTGTAGAGGGATTCAATGCCTAATCACGTAGATCAAGATTTAGTTATTACGGGAGAGCCATCCGTTCTTAGAGAGTTCATGAGTTTTGCTGAAGAGGGCGAACATTTATTGAGCGCGAATAAGTTTATTCCGTATCCAGAAAAGTATCGTATTTTGGATGAACAAGCAGAGATAGAGTATAAGAAGGGCAATTCTTTTGTCAAAGATGGTTATAATTCAGGTGGTTATGAATGGTGTAGAGACAATTGGGGAACCAAATGGGGTATCTATGATGCGGTTATAAAAAGTCAAAAATTGACAGGTAAAATTGTCCGAGTAAAATATAAATGTCAATCTGCTTGGTCTCCAGCAGTAAAGATTGTTTTAGCTATGAGTAAAAAATTTCCGACACTTACTTTTGATATGAAATATTATGAGCGTGGAATGCAATTCAAGGGTAACTATGTTGCAAAGAACGGTGAACTTCTTAAGGATGAAACAGGAAAATATAGTGGTCGCAGAGGCGGCTGAAAAAGTTTGGAAGGAGTAGTTTGGGTAATCGCTGCGTAAGCAGAGGAAAGTCCGGGCTTCGTAGGACAGGATGCTGGCTAACGGCCAGATACAGTGATGTAGTGGAAAGTGCAACAGAAAATATACCGCCATAGCTTGCTATGGTAAGGGTGAAAAGGCGAGGTAAAAGCTCACCGCATTTATAGTGATATAAATGGCATTGCAAACCCCATTCGAAGCAAGACAAACAGTAAACGATTGAGGGTTGTCCGCCCGATGTTTACGGGTTGTCGCTAGAGGCAATTAGTAATAATTGTCCCAGATTAATGGTTACCTGGATTGATACACAGGACCCGGCTTATAGAATTACTCCTTTCAATTTTCTAAATGTAAGAATTGCTTGTATAGCAATTTTTGCTTCCTCTATTGTAAAATAATTGTTTCTAGTTGAGTTACATATTTTACAACATGAAATTACATTACTTAATTCATAATCAATAGAATTGTTTATTCTATCTAAACCCGATCCATAATTATCACCGCTACCAATTTCATTATTACAATAATAACATGGTTGTAAAATTAATTTTTCGAAATCTTCAAAAGTAATATTCCAAATTTTTCCACGAGTAGCTGCACTATTTTTAGCACTAGTAAATCTAGATTTTGGTTTTAGATGCCGAGCGCGCTCTTTTTCAGGATGCCTATTTTTCCAGGTACTTCTATACTTTTTTGTTTTATCTGAGTTATTTCTAGCCCAACGTTTTCTATAACATTTTGCGCAAAGTGGACCACGATACCAGTTTAACGATTGTTCACATTTACATTTAATACATTTTCTCATAACAAGATAAATAGCAATCGCATGAAGATATCTTTAGTTTATCCTAAAATTCCAGAGAATTCCAATAAGTTTTTTAATAAGTGCTATGCATTTGAAAAGCTTGATGGAACTAATATGCATTGGACTTGGGATCCAGATATCGGCTGGCTTGGGTTTGGAACTCGTAGAACTCATTTCACTTTAAACAAAGATGGTATTGCTGATTTTATTCAAACTCATCCTGAACTTGCCGAAGCTCCAGGTATTTTTAATGAAGTTTTGAGAGACAAACTAACCATGCGTCTCTGTCAAAATAGTTCTTACCATCTTAACCATATAATTATATTTACCGAATTTTATGGCCCTAATTCTTTTGCAGGAAATCATTTTGAAGAAGATGTTAAATCTAACTCGCAAAAACTAACTATTATTGATGTTTCAATAAATAAAGTCCTTATTCCGCCCAAACAGTTCATAGATGATTTTAATCAATTTGATATTGCCAAACTTATTTATTCTGGAAAATATTCTGGGCAGTTTGCCGAAGATCTTAAGAATGGCAAATATAATGTTAATGAAGGCGTAGTTGTTAAAGGGATAGTTGATGGCGAAGTCTTTATGACCAAAATCAAGACCAAAACCTATTTAAAACGTTTGCGCCAAAGGTAGGGCACAACGATAGCAACTAAGCTGCGACCAATGTTATAAATTAAACCAGAGGCCCTTGACACGCTGGCGGAAGGTGTTATATTGTGGGGTAGAGTCACTATGAGCAGTAAAAGAGAACTATTAAGCCAAAAATTAAACCAGAGGCCCTTGACACGCTGGCGGAATGTGTTATATTGTGGGGTAGAGTCACTATGAGCAGTAAAAGAGAACTATTAAGCAAATTGATTAAACAATGGGCTCAAGATCATCATATCGGCTATACGGTAGCTGACCCAGCTTCAGGTGATGAAGCGCTTGTGAATACTCAAGAGTATTATACTTGGCTCATTCGACAAAGTCATGCTAATGTTAATTTTCTTTCTCTAGTTGATAGGCTTGACCTTTTCTTTGATAAGATGGAAGAACATGGCCCATCTGGCGGAATGTTTTGCAAGAAGTGCAACAACTTTTATGATTATGCTGAACCAAACCAACTTGATGGTTCATTAATATGTTATTCCTGTAGAAAGAGTCCGTAAGTAGATTGTTATGAAAAATATCGAAATCATTGGTGGTGGCACAGTTTCTCATGTTAGAAATCATTTAGCTCTATGCGCTCCAGCCTATGGAACTACCGCTCGTAAACTTTATGAATATTGTTTGAAACAAGATTCAGATGCTAATTTTGATATTGAAATTCATTTGACCAGGATGGCAGGAGGAATTTTGTCTAAGTTGGAAACCAATGAAGATATTTCTTATCTTGTAGATAAATTAATTGCTAATCCAGATACAAAGATTATTTTTTTTAATCCTGCTCTAGTTGATTATGAAGGATCTGTGGTAGCAAAGGGCTCTGCTACTGTTTATGTGGAGAATGATATTCCAACCGTATCTGGTAAATATGAAACTAGATTAAAGACATCTAATGGTAATCAAAAACTATTGTTAACTCCAACCACTAAAATTCTCAGTAAGATTCGTAAGGAGCGTAAGGATATTTTCTTGGTAGCTTTTAAAACTACTTGCGGAGCTACTGAAGATGAGCAGTTTTTATCTGGTTTGAACTTACTCAAGGCTAATAGCTGCAACCTAGTTTTGGCTAATGATACCAAGACTCGTCTCAATATGATTATCACTCCAGAGCAGGCACGCTACAGCGTATCCACTGAACGCAACCAAGTTTTGCAAGATTTAGTTAAGATGACTCTCTCTAGGTCTCAAGGCACTTTTACTCGCTCTACAGTAGTAACTGGAAGGGGAGTTCCTTGGAATAATGAATTGATTCCAGATTCATTGAGGAAAGTAGTTAACCACTGCATTAAGAAGGGCGCATATAAACCATTCAATGGATCTACTGTTGGTCACTTTGCTGTCAAGGTAGATAACAATAAGTTCTTGACTTCCATGAGAAAGTCTAACTTCAATCAATTGGAAGAGTTAGCCATTGTTTATTCGGTTGGAGATAATGAGGTTACGAGTCAAGGCGGCAAGCCATCGGTTGGTGGTCAGTCTCAGAGGATTGTGTTCTCAGAACATCCTGAGATGGATTGTATTGTGCATTTCCATTGTCCTTATATTAAGAATCATTTATCTGATACGGTTCAATTTGAATTTCCTGTTCGAAGTCAATTTGAACATGAGTGTGGCAGTCACCAATGTGGACAAAATACTAGCAGTGGTCTTAAAGAAGTGACTCCTGGTATTAAGGTTGTTTATCTAGATAATCATGGACCCAATATTGTTTTCAATCGAAATATTGATCCTGAAAAAGTTATAATGTTCATTGATAGACATTTTGATTTATCTAAATCTACTGACAATGTAGACCGTAGTAAAAAACAATATCAATTTTTTGGCAAACAAATATGACAACTAAATTAGAGATTGAGCGAAAGTTTCTTGTAAAATTTCCAACTTCATGGTCAGCTTTATCGGAAATTTTTGAAGACTTGATGGATGTAAAAAGAATTTCTCAAACTTATTTGAAAGCTAAAGGTGCTGCACCAGCAGCTAGAGTAAGGAAAACGGTTGAAGGTTTAACTGGAGATACAGATACTGTCTATCATTTCAATCAAAAGAAACCTGTTGATTCTGGTGTTCATGAAGAAACTGAAAGAGAAATTTCTCAAAAAGAATATCAAAATTCTTTAAAGGATTCCGACCCAACAAAGGTTGCAGTTGAAAAAACTAGATTTGTTTTTAAATATAATGACCAAATATTTGAGTTAGATGTATTTAAAGGTCCGCTAAAAGGATTAGCGATTCTAGAAATTGAATTAGAAGATAAAGAAGATACAGTTGAATTGCCTCCTTTCTTAAAAATAATGAAGGAAGTAACTAAAGATAAAAGATTTACTAATTTTGCTTTGGCAGATAAGAAGTTAAATGATCTTGCTATGAGCAAAAAAAGATAATTCACAATGAAAACTGATGAAGAATTACAAGCTAGAATGCATCCATTGATTAAAGCTTTTTATGGGGAACCATTCCATATAAATGGATGGGCCTCGCATCCAGGAGTTCATCTTTTATTGAAATCAAATTCAGGATTGAATTTTGAGGTTGCAGATGTACAGGGATCTGTTTATTTAAAAGATGGAATTCATTATACTTTAAATAATAAGTGGTATTCAGAAGAAGAAATGTTACGAATTATACGGATAAAAGCTTTTATTTAAACCAGCTAATAACCCGATATATATGATACCGTTAAGACGTGGTGACCCGAGTGGTAAGGGACTAGCCTGCAAAGCTGGTATGCGTCAGTTCGATTCTGACACACGTCTCCAATGAACAAAATGAATTTAGTGTTAGGTTATGTTCCCGGAGTTCATAAAAATGGTAACAATGGTTCCTATGGAACGATTAGTATCTACATGGAAAATTGACCGAGCGGTTTAAGGTGCTTGTCTAGAAAACAAGAGAGGGCGAAAGTCCTCCATGAGTTCGAATCTCATATTTTCCTCCAATGTGTAATAAGTGTATTCAAAAAGCAATAAGTAAAGAAATTGTAGATGTAGAGTCTAAAGTGACTCGTATCTTCAAACAAGTAGATTCAAATCCTGAATCATTAAAACATGATGAGTCACTTATTAGTTTAATGAATTGTTTGAGTGATATTGTTGAAAAGTATAAAGAAGTAAAGTAAAATAGGGAAGTATGGCCGAGTCCGGCTGATGGCGCTAGTCTTGAAAACTAGAGGGGGTTAATAGCCCTCCGTGAGTTCGAATCTCACTACTTCCTCCAGGTAAGTATTAATGATTAATTATTGGGATAAGATTAGAGAGATTTATAAGTATCTTCAAGTAAAAGATCCTGATAAGTCTCCAAAAGATTTATGGACTGAAGCTTATCAAAAAATGAAAGAACAAGGTCATTAATAATGATTAAGATTGCAACATTAGTTGGCTGTGCTATTGGTGATGCCCTTGGCAATCCATTTGAAATGAAATTGGCTAACTATGAGCCCCTTCAAAATTGGGATGGTCAATTCAAAGAAGGTGGAACTTTTTGGTGGGGACAACCTGGCCAATATACTGATGACACCCTAATGAGTATTGCTCTTGGTTCCTCCTTGGTTGAGTTTCAAAGTTTCAATATGGAAGATGTTGGTTCTAAGTATTTAGCTTGGATGGAATCTGGCAACACTAGAGGTATTGGTGGAACTACGGCTCACTCTTTAACAAGATTGAAAAATGGAGCTTCAGTTCTTGAAAGTGGTTTAACTACCAATGGAGATGGTACTCCAGTTGGTGGTAATGGTACAGCTATGAGAGCATCTCCTATTGGTCTAGCCTATCGTCATGATCTAGTTAAGCTAATGGAAATTGCAATTAAAGATGCATCCATCACTCATAACTCATTGGAACCTAAGGTGGGTTCTGCGGCAGTGGCAATGGCTATAGCTTTGTTGGCCAATAGAGTTTCTGATCCTAAATCTGTATTGAGTGATGTTAGTGAAGGCTTGACAGACTCTTTGGTCCAGGCTAAGATTCAACAGGCTCAGTTTTTTATTGAAGAAGTGACTGACCCTATGGAAGCTCTTGCCAAGATTGGTTCGGCTGGCTATGTTCCTGAGACAGTGGGCGCAGCTTTTTACTGTCTAGGTGCCACACAATCGTTCCAGGATGCAGTTGTCTTGGCGGTTAAGTGTGGTGGTGATACTGATACCACTGCTGCGATTGTGGGGGCAATGGCGGGGACGTATTATGGTTTAGAGGGCATTCCTCAAAAGTATAAGGACGGGGTAGAAAATTTTGAATTATTACAAGATTTGACAGATGAACTTCTCAATATTGAGTTATAATAGATGTAATGGAAGGTGATTTAGTCGGGGACTAAGCCTCTTTGCTAAAGAGTGCGAGCCTGCAAGGGCTTGGGGATCAAGACCTCCTTCTTCCGCCATTACGATATACAGGTGTGAGCATGGGATGCAATATGGCCTCCAAAACCCTAAAAGAGAGTTCGAGTCTCTCCACATCTGCCAAGCTGGTATAATATAATCTAGGTTAGGACATCTAGTATGCTCGGCAGAGCATGGTCTGCATTGCGTGGATGAGGTTCGAATCCTCTGCATTTACAAGCACTAACTAAAAGTTGGCATCAAGTAATCTGCTTGATGCCTTTTTCATTTTCAATTGAGGTTAATGTTATTATGGAAGTCAAACAGGGTATTGAAAAGCTAACTCAGATGTTTAAAGGACGAGACTGGTTTAATGATGTCGGCACTGACCAATATGGCCGCTACGTTGTTTACATGAACTTTATGACTAATGAAGCTCTTAC